TACTACACACAAAAATAACTTTTATCGTTCTATACAATTAAATAAGCGTCGTCAGACAGGTACTCGAGCAAGGCAAAACCACTTTGAGTGGGATTACCGAGATGTTTCTAAGTGCAACGCTAATTACGCAAAGTTCATTAAAAAAGAAATGCTACGTATTGGAGAAGATTCAGATGAATTCCAAATGTCGTACTGCTGCAAGTGGTTGCTGGAAAGAGGGATGTTCGTTACATCCACAATTATGGACGAGCTCGGAGACACCTCGCAAGAGTTGGTTAAAGCTTGGCATCGTTCTCCAGTTGTGGTCGGCATCGACCCCGCTCGCAAATTGGACTCGACGGTCGTCACGGTTGTCTGGGTAGATTGGGATAGACCAGATGAGTTTGGTTATTATGACCACAGAATTTTAAATTGGTTAGAAATTCAAGGTGATGACTGGGAAGACCAATATTTTCAAATTGTTAACTTTCTTGGCAGTTACGATGTACTAAGTGTTGGTGTAGATGCTAACGGTGTTGGTGATGCAGTTGCTCAAAGATTAAGGCTATTACTTCCTAGAGCTGAAGTTCACTCAATTGGAAGTAGTCAACCAGAGCAATCAAAACGTTGGAAGCATCTTAAAGCTTTAATTGACAGACGTATGGTTGGCTGGCCCGCTCACGCTAAAACTCGCCGCCTTCGTACTTGGAAGCGTTTTTATCAACAAATGACAGATTTGGAAACAAAGTTTCAAGGACCTAACTTTCTTGCTCATGCCCCAGATGAAGCCCATGCCCATGATGATTATGCCGATAGCCTAGCAATTGCTTGTTCACTAACCTTAGACTTAACCATGCCCATGGTTGAGGTTTCTAGCTCTCCATTTTTCAAATAGTTGCTACTTTAGCCTGACTTTACACTCAACCCGCAGGATACTTTTCTACGAGGTCCTCAACCCTTATAAGGAGTAATAAAAATGGCAATTGCCCCAACACCAAAGTTTCCTGAGCGTCCAGGCAACACTTACGACCGTAAGATGTCCCCTGCAACTCCAGGACAACGTGGCCCTCTTCGTTTCGAAGAAGGTCTTGCAACAGACACCGATATTCCACAGGAGTTTACTAACGGTGCAATGCAGGGATACGAACCTGCAGCAGGTCGTCCTAACCGTAACAAGCCAGTTCATACAAAGACAGCTGAAGAAACAATGCGTGAGCGTGCTCACGTAGGTTCAGCAGCTTGGGTAGAAGCACCAGCAAACTTATCTGAGTTTTCTGCTGGCGCATTTGCTGACCATGGCGATAACCGCTTTGAGGAAGTTTTCCGCAGCGGCGCTAATCAAAAAGCATCTAACCCTTCAGTCGTAACCGATTAATTAGGTTTCCTACCCCCGTTTTTCTGCAGGTCTTTAACATACCTGGCGGGGGTAGGTTCCTTATTTATAAAAGGATTTGATATGGCATTAATTAAAGGTAAAGAAGTAAAAGAAACGGAAAAGCGCGAAGCCGCTAATCCTAAACTTTGGAACATGATTACCGCACAAGCAAATACAAAATTTTCTAAAAACTCTCCCGCCCGTGGTCACTGGATTCACGCCAGATACAACCAAATGGGTGGTCAATACGTTAAGTCTAAAAAAGATATTGACCCACGTTTTAGGGACTACACACAAGAAGCATTAGAGAAAAAAGAAGAGTCAGAAAAAAAGAAGGTTACTAAGCCAATCAAAAAGAAAGTCATGAGATAAGCGCTTTAACTAAATTTACCATTCGTGGTATTCTTAGCGCCTCTTAAGTTAGAAACAGGTGAGTTTTGAGCGGTATTGATTTTTCGCCTCCCTCTTACAGGGCTGCGTCTAGCGACCTTACAATATCCATTTCTCCCCTTGGGTTGGTGGAATTAGCAGATGAAGAGTTTGAAGTTCATGGCCCTCGTCTTAATCGCTATTCTCTTAACTGGGCCATGTATCTTGGTCATCACTATTCTTACCGCCGTCAAGTAGGCGAATCACAATTAGTTCTTAACTATTTCCGTGCTTTTACAGATTTTATTATTAATTTTACCTTTGGTAAAGGTGTTAATTTTCGTTCACCAAAAGAGACTGAAGCAATTGTTCCCGACCTACTTGAAAGAGTATGGGAAGTAGATAATAATAAAGCCACAGTATTGTGGGAAATGGGACAGCAAGGTTCAGTATCTGGAGACTGTTTTATTAAAGTTGCTTATGAAGAGCCTTGGACAGACCCTTCAGGAATGCAGCATCCAGGTCGTGTTCGAATTCTACCTCTCAATGCATCTTTCTGTTTTCCAGAATTTCATCCACACGACCGCGAACGTTTAATACGTTTTAAATTAAAGTATCGTTTCTGGGGCACATCACTAGAGGGTACACGTCAGGTATTTACTTACACTGAAATTCTTACAGAGGATGTGATTGAGGAATACATTAACGATGAACTTATTGACTCTCGCCCTAACCCGCTTGGTACTATTCCCATTGTTCATATTCCAAATGTTCGCATTAGTGGTAGCCCTTGGGGTCTTAGCGATTGTCATGATGTCATTAATATTAATCGCACTTATAACGAGACTGCTACTGATATCGCTGACATCGTTAATTATCATGCTGCTCCCGTCACGGTCATCATTGGTGCCAAAGCTTCACAATTGGAAAAAGGCGCTAACAAGGTCTGGGGTGGACTACCAAAAGACGCGAAGGTCGAGAACCTAGAAGGCGGAGCACAAGGTCTTAAGGGTGCTATGGAGTTTTTAGCTATGCTAAAGAAGTCTATGCATGAAATGATTGGTATTCCAGAAACAGCTCTTGGTCAAGCACAGCCTATTTCTAATACCTCTGGTGTTGCTCTATCTATTCAGTTCCAGCCTTTGATGAACCGCTACCACCAAAAGATTATTCAGTACGCACGTGGCTTAGAGCGAGTTAATGAGTTGATTTTACGCAGCTTAGCTATTAAAGAACCAGAGACTTTTACTTGGGACCCAACTACTGACGTTAAGTTAAAAAAGGGACAGGTTGACCAACTAGACCCTAATGACCCAATTACTTACCTTTCATATGTACATTTCCCACAACCTTTGCCACTAGATAAACTAATTGCTCTTAATGAGGTTCAATCTATGCTTTCTTTGGGTCTTGAATCTAAAGAGGGAGCGCTTAGAACTCTTGGTGAAGAGTTTCCCGCTGAAAAACTTAATGAAATTCGTCAAGAGCTTCTTGATGACGCGACCGCTGATGGGGCTCTTAAGTTACTACAAACTCAAATTGAACAAGAAATTGCAGAATTAACAGGAACTATGCCAAATCCAGAAACTGGGGGCGCTCCAGGTGCTCCAAGTGCATCTGGTAAACCAGGGGCTCCTGCTGTATTACCTCCAACAATAGATGGCGCACTAGCCGCCGCGGATATGGGTGAAGCAGACCTCCGCAACAAGCTAGTAACAGAAGCTTATGGCACGGTCCTCCCTCAGAGGCGTGTGCCAGAAGAGTATGAAAAATAGTCGTTTAACCTGACATTTTCGTGCTGAAAGGACAGAATATAAACAACGTTTGGTCATATGTGTTATTAATTCGGACAACGACCCCTAGGATGTAAGGAAGCAAAAATGGAAACAGCAGAAGTAAACGCCGAGGCCTTTGCGGTCGAAGCAGGAGTAGTTCCAGTTGTAGCGCAGTCGTCAGACAACACTGTTGTCGCTGACGCACCTACTACTAAGGCAACTTCCAAGTTTTATACGGAAGATGACTTGGCAAAAGTTCGTAGCCAAGAAAAAGAAAAACTCTATCCTCAAATTGATAAGTTAAAGGAAGAACTAGACACTATTAAGAAAGAACGTGAAGCAGAGATTGCTGCACGTGCTGCTGAAGCAGAAGCAAAAGCAAAAGCTCAGCAAGAAGCTCTTGAAAGTGACATGGATGTTCGTTCTTTGCTTAAGCAAAAAGAAGCAGAGTGGCAGGAGCAGTTGGAGCGTGAGCGCCAAGAGCGCGAACGAGCCTTTGCTCTTCTGGAACGCGAAAAGTCTTTTGCTGATTTACAGAGCTACCGTACACAACGTGTAGAAGCAGAACGTGATAACATTATTCCTGAATTACTTGACCTAATTAGCGGGAATACCCGTGAAGAATTAGATTCAAGTATTGAAGGTTTAAGAGAACGTTCTGCAAAAATTCTTGAATCGGCGCAATCTGCTATGCAGAACGCTAGAAAAGAAATGACGGGGACACGGGTAACCACGCCCCCAGCTGGACCACTGGAAACTAATATGGAGCAACGTAACTTTACGGCTGAGGATATCTCAACCATGTCGATGAACGATTACGCAAAATATAGAAGCAAGCTATTGAGTCCAAAAGCTCAAGGCAAGTCTTCGGGGCTGTTCGGTTAATCCCACCAAAACCCAAATTCAACTAAGGAGTCATAGCTAAATGGCATCAGGTATTACAGGTACAGGCAATCTTGCCGCAGCACCTACAGCGTACTCAGGTACAAATACACAGCTGACTCAGGCGATTCAGACAATTTGGTCTAAGGAAATTCTTTTCCAGGCCATGCCAATCTTGCGCTTTGAGCAGTTTGCAGTAAAGAAGACTGAACTAGGAGTTGCTCCTGGTCTTCAGATTAACTTCATGCGTTACAACAACCTCGGCTTCGCGGGTTCACTCGTAGAAGGCGTTCGTATGCAGACTAACGCACTAACAGCACAGCAGTTCTCAATCACAGTATCAGAGCATGGTTATGCTCTTGCTGTTTCAGAGCTATTGCTTAATGCTTCATTCGATGACGTAATGGCTTCAGCCTCACGTCTTCTTGGTCGTAACATGGCTATCTATCTAGACCAGCTATCACGCGACACACTATACGCAGCAACTTCAACTATTTATGGTGAAGACCGCTCATCACTCACAGCAGTTAACAACTGGTACGCAGATGGTACAAC